AATTAGAATCCACAATCAAACCTGCGGGAACAATTGTTGATCCTAAACTATCTGTAACTTTAATTGTTTCGTGATGATGAACTCCAAAGATATTTGCATCAGAACCATACTTATTACTCAAAAAGTTTTGAAAAGAATTTTGAGTCAAAGGCCATTCATTTTGAACATTCAAAATATTATTTGAAAGTAAAATTAACCAGTCTAAAGTTTCATCCCCATAAACTTCAAAAGCAACATTGTCTGGGCGATCATCTCCAACAATTTGATACTTGGTGAAAAATGTTAAATCACCAAAAATATCATCACGAAGTTTTCCTCTTTTAAAAAGATTTTTGACAGTTCTGTACTCTGATATATTTTTTGTATCAGTAGTTCTGCTGACGTATTCAAAGTCTGGAACTTGGCGGAAATATGTTGGCATTTTAGTAACCTATTTCGTCAGAAGTTGAACCTGGTTCATTATAATCACTGTCATAGATAGGATCTAATTCGCTAAATCTAAGTGATAGTTGATATGAAGTTAAAGTTTTAGCTGCATCATTAAATGTCATATATGTCCCATCAGGAGTATAATCAACATCGCAAGTCAGTAAAGCACATCTTTTTATCCTTGGTAAAGATTTGTGCTTGGCATTTTCATCACCGACTTGATATTGAATATCAAAAACATTTGGTGCCCTTAAAAATACATTATTTGCTGCTTTTCTCACTGCCATACCTTTTTTGAAGAAACGAATAATTTTTCTTACTTCTGTAGCTTCATCTTCATCTCTTGGTGATAGTCTAAACATAAAATTAAATGGACGTAAAGTAGGAGCATTAAATAATAATTCAAGGTTAGGATTTAGTATAGCTCCAGAAGTTCTTGATAATAATCCCTGAAGTCCTACTGCTTCTTGAGCAAGATAAACTTTTAAAGATTGAGCTACTGGATTATCACCTCCCCCTATCGCCAAACGCTTAGCAGTTTCTTTGACATCATTGAAAATTTGAGATGCCAGATTGGCTACATTACTTTTACTCATCAAATCGAGAGATTTTCCAAATGCAGCGGCTTCAAATGCATTTAAAGTTCCTCCACTCCAATCTACTGAATTACTATCAGTAATTCCTGCTTGAATTGGTAAGTATACTTCTCCTAAAGAAGTTGTTGAATTTGTTCGTCTAACAATTGAACCTGAAAAGTTTGTAGCAAATATACTTGCTGCGTCACCAGAAACAGTTGCTCCTACAGATTCATACATTGTAAATTTAATTCTATCCTGTTGATTTGTTCCTAAATCAATAGGATAAACATACGTTCCTTGATGTACTGCTTGAGTAGCAGCAGGTATATTGATATTTGTTTGAGTAACACCAGCGTCTGTTATTTGTTGCGCTGTGCGTGCTGCCGCTGCTGCTGGTGTTACTGGTATTGGTGTTGGTGCTACATTTGTTGTTCCTGGTATCCCCAAAGAACGTGCAGTTTGGGGACTATTGTAACCAGTCGGAGAATTCCATGTCTCTAAACGAGCATTATTCAGTGAAGTTTGTGAAGATGTATTGCCATAAAATAATTGTCTTTGTGCGGTTGTCGGGCAGGTTACTCCATCAACACAATTCGCTGATGGTGTCCAATTGAAATTATTTGATGCGTTTGAGGTAAATGTTGGGGTTGATTGTTGTCCCAAACCAGTTCCAGCAAACCATTCAGCATCACCATTATTATTCAATAATAAAGTACCAGGAACTATTGCTCTATTTGGACCTATGGGTAATCCAATTGGTCTTGTTCGTCTATCATCCGGCATCAAACTTCCTCCTTATTCATAGAAGGTGTAACTATCTCAATTTTTTGCAGAGAATGAGACATTTATTGATACTTTTTACTTATTTATCCAGGCACTGTACGGAAATAAGCATATCCAATATCACGCAAGTCGTTGATTTCGCTTTGACGAACAACGTGTAATTGTCCTGCAACTTCATTCCAAGTGTAGTTTCTTACTGCTCCCCAGTGAAAATTAAGTCCACGAAATCCCCATCTTTCAACACTCAAGCAAGCAATCAGTGGGTGTTGATCGTATTCTAGTCTTGGAGTTTTTGGATTGTATATAAAGGTATAATAATTTCCAACATCAGGAACAATTTCAATATCCTTTAAAGTATCAATAATGACTAACATCATTTCTTCGGGATCATCTATTTCCTTCAAATTTTTTTTAATTCTTATAATTCTATTGGTTCCAACAAGTTTTTCATATTGTCCAAAACCCTCTGCCATTATCTGATACCTAAGTGATCTTCTGTGATGACTTTAAATTGTATCATTCTGTCTTTGCACCATTCATCTGCTGCTTTCCACTTTGCTTGATTCACTGCATAAGTTTTTGCTTCATGAAGAAAAGATTTTGTTATTCTTGATTTTTGCTTTGGTGGAAGAGTTTGTTTCTTTGGTTTTACCTCAATAATATAAGTTTTAATTTCACCAGTTTGTTCTTTAACCTTAATAATAAAATCTGGAAAATATCTATGAACTCGATTGTCAACTGGAGAAAGATAAGGAACCCAAAATTCTTCACTACCCCAAGAAATTATATTTTCATTTAAATCACACCATCTACAAAAACGTCTTTCCCAACTACTTCTACAGATGATATTATTCACATCACCTTGATATTTTCTAGGATATTCTGGTTTGTATTTACTCTTAATACTTTCTGCCATTATCCTAACTACATAATATATCAAAGTAAAAGTATTTATAGATAGATGTCTTTACCTAGTAGTCCATCAAAAAAAGTTCTGGCGGATTTAAAAGCATCTATTTTAAATCCATCACTTACTTCAACATATCAGTGTTGGTTTCAACCATTAAATTCGGCATTAGATTCGAGTGGTAATAGTAAATTAGAAAAATGGTTTTCCGATAGAACTGCTGCTGGATTGGGAAATTATACTAATACTCAAGATGAATTTATTTCATTATCGTGTTCAGAGGCATCTCTTCCGGGTTCCTCTTTAGCAACACATGAGATTAATAATGATTATACTGGTGTAACAGAAAGACATGCTTATCGCAGACAATACGACGACAGAATATCATTTACTTTTTACGTAGATCATGATTATGAAATTATACATTATTTTGAAAACTGGATGTCTTTTATTGTTAATGAACAAAGAACGAACTCTACTGCTTTTGGACCAGGAGTAGATAATTTAAATTATTCATATCGCGTAAATTTTCCAAAAGATTATCAAGTACCAATTTATGTGGGAAAGTTTGAAAGAGACTATCGAGAAAGTTTTAATCTTTCAAATTTAGACACGGCTAAAGTTATAGGTGGATCTAATACTGGACCTAATGAGTATGAATATCAACTTGCGCCAGTTCCCGGTCAATTTACTTCAAGACCTTTAGTATATAAATTTATGAATGCGTATCCAATTAGTATTGATTCGATGCCTGTTTCTTATGATTCTTCTCAGTTGTTAAAATGTACAGTATCGTTTACTTATTCAAGATATGTAATTACCGAAGGCGGCGGCTCAACTGCTGCAAGAGTATTTGATGGTTTGGGTGGTATAGGAGTAAGAAATCCCGTTGTTCGGTGATATCACACTAAATAATTACACTGAAACTTCTATAGGATATTATGCCTTTACCAAAGATCTCTACGCCAACATATGAGTTGGAATTGCCTTCGACTGGACAAACAATTCAATACCGTCCATTTTTAGTTAAAGAAGAAAAACTATTAGTATTAGCATTAGAAAGTGAGAATACAAAAGAGATTACAACTGCGATTAAAAATGTAATCAAATCTTGTATTCATACCAAAGGAATCAAAGTAGAAACTCTACCTACATTTGATATTGAATATCTTTTCCTCAACATTCGCGGTAAGTCTGTTGGGGAAGAGATTGAGGTGAATATCATCTGCCCTGATGATGGGGAGACTTATGTCCCTGTCAAAATTAGTATTGATGATATTAAAGTAGATAAAAAAGAAGAGCACACTAACAAAATCCAAGTTGACAAATCAATCGTGATGGAGATGAAGTATCCATCACTAGATCAGTTCATTAAAAGTAATTTTGATCTTAGTTCTGATGGTGCGATGGATCAATCATTTGATTTAGTTGCAGCATGTATTGATAAAATTTACACCGAACAAGAAGTATGGGCTGCGGCAGACTGCACAAAGAAAGAACTAGTGGAGTTCCTTGAACAGATGAACTCAACTCAATTCAAAGAGATTGAGAAATTCTTTGAGACAATGCCTAAACTTTCTCATGAAGTCAAAGTTACAAATCCTAAGACTGAAGTTGAGAGCACTGTCGTGCTGGAGGGACTCTCAAGTTTTTTCGCATAGCCTTAATCCATATGGATTTGGAAAGTTATTTCAAACTTAATTTTTCGTTGATGCAGTACCATAAATACTCATTAACGGAGATTGAGAACATGATTCCTTGGGAAAGAGACATCTATGTTGAATTATTAAGAGCTCACTTAGAAGAAGAAAAACTTAAGCAGCAGCAAAATGGGTCCTGACGAGTTAGATGATCTATTATCCAGTATAAAAGCGGAGGGTAAGAAAGGTTCTGCTCTTGCTTTGTATGAAGGCGTTCGTGAGGATGATTTAGTTGATGAGAATATAGATGAAAGAATATTAAAATTACTTGGACTTGATGATGTTTTTGATATTGACTATGGAACATATGTCACTCTTCTAAAAGAAAGGCTTGCAGCATCTAGAAATTTCAGTAAAAAACTTTCTACAGAAGAAGATGAATTGCTTGTCGAAGAGTTTAGAAAAGTTAAAGGAAAAGTTGGTAGATTTAAAATAAAAAGAAAAAAGATATCAGCAGAAAATCTTGGTGTCACTGGTCCTGTTAAAGTCTCTACTGAAAAATTTTATCTAACATCAAAAGCAATCATTCCCCAACCAGCAGCTCCTGCTGAAGGAAAATCTGAAGATATTAAAGACATTAGTGAGGCACTTGATGCATTATTAAAAAGCATCATAGGAGAAAATAAAAGAGAAAAGAAAAATGCAGAAAAAAATAGAAAGGATGATGAACAAAAGAGAAGAACAAAAAGAGAATCAGATCTAGAAAAACCAATTCAAAAGGCACTTGGTTTAGTTAAAAAAATAGTAGCACCATTCCAAAGTATTCTGGATAGAATCATGAGATTCATTCAGTTTACTTTACTTGGATTTTTAGTTGATAAAGTTTTAAAATGGTTTGCAGATCCTAAAAATAAAAGGAAAGTAGAAATCCTTGGTAGATTCTTAAAGGATTGGTGGCCTTCATTAGCATTTGCTGCTGGATTATTTCTAACTCCACTCGGAGCATTTATTCGTACAACTCTCAAGATGCTACGAGGATTTATTCCTCGAATGGTTCAGTTTATGGCACGTCATCCTTTAGTTTTTGCT